TCGCCAGTACTGCCAAGCGTTTTGAGGTAGTCGGTATAAAACCCAGGCGCCGTAGTCGACTGGGCTTGTTTGATTTTTACATCTGGTGGCGCTGCGCCTTGGGTCCAATCGAATGGCATGATTACCTCGCGCTTTCTTTCAAATATGCCAAGGGCGACTTAGCCTTTGGCGGAATTTTATTGACCGGTGCGGCACGCTTATGCTTACGGATTGCCTCACGCATCTTGTCGAGCTTTTTGGCGCCTTCCTTCGAAGAGCCGTCACCAAGCGCGGCCACAATATCGGCGTCCATCACATACTCGCCATCCGCTAACAGTGCGGGTATAAGGTCATCCTGACCGCCCCCAGCACCGCCAACCGCATAACCCTGCATTCTCCTCGAATCCGGGGTGCCTGCAAAGCCATTGGTCTCGGCCATCTTCATCAATCCGCCCATGGCCTTTTGCTGAGGCTTTTCAGGTTGGCCGCCGGTCCTTGGCTGCTCATCAAGCTCATCCGCATTTACTTGCTCAAGCGCCCCTTTAATGGTCGTGGAGGGCTCCATCGCCCTTTGATCCTCGTCGGATAGATCGACCTTTGCACTGGCGGCAATTTGCGAAATTAGCTTCTTGCTGATGCCCATCCTCATGAGGGTCTGCACCAAGCTCTCAGGGAGATTGGATATTGTCTTCTCTTTCATAACCGGCGCCGCCGCTAAAAAGGTTGGTGATAACGATGGGACATTCTTAAAGCCTGCGTTGCCCGATGCAATGGCCGACGGGTAGTAGCGATTTCCACCGCCGCCACCATCTCCGGCACCAGAGCCAGATCCCGTTCCGGTTCCTGTACCCGTTCCGGTTCCGGTTCCTGTACCTGTACCCGTTCCTGTACCCGTTCCGGTCCCCGTACCTGTGCCGGTTCCAGTTCCAGTTCCGGTGCCGGTTCCGGTGCCGGTTCCGGTGCCAGTCCCTGTACCTGTGCCAGTGCCGGTGCCAGACCCAGTTCCCGATCCGGTACCCGATCCGCTACCTGAACCTTGCCCTTCACCTTCACCGGCGCCGCTTCCTGACCCCGTACCAGTTCCGGTGCCAGTCCCGGTTCCCGTCCCTGTTCCCGTACCAGTCCCTGTTCCTGTTCCCGTACCGGTGCCTGTGCCTGTACCGGTTCCTGTACCGGTTCCTGTACCGGTTCCAGTGCCTGTTCCCGTGCCAGTACCTGTACCAGTGCCTGTACCGGTTCCTGTACCAGTACCGGTTCCTGTTCCGGTTCCTGTTCCGGTTCCGGTGCCAGTCCCCGTGCCAGTCCCAGATCCCGAGCCCGTTCCCTCGGTCGGCTTTTCGGCTTCGCCGGTCTTAGTTTCACCGCCAGTTTCGGCACCAGCTTTAACAGCGCCATCCGTGCCGCCGGTTGTAACTTTGCCGCTACCATCCGTACCAGTGCTACCGGCCGGGCCGCCCGTTGGGGTGCCTGCTGGACCTCCGGTCGGGGTGTCTGCTGGACCTCCGGTCGGGGTGTCTGTTGGAGTGCCTGTCGGGGTGTCTGTAGGGCCACCCGTTGGGGCGCCTGTAGGCCCACCTGTCGGGGTACCTGTCGGGGTACCGGTTGGGGTACCGGTCGGGGTACCGGTCGGGGTACCGGTTGGGGTACCGGTAGGTTGACCGCGAACGAGATTGCCGTCCTTGTCGAACGTAAACGAGCCGAGGATGTTGTTAATCCTTTCGTCGCTAAGACCACCAGCACGACCAAGCTTAGCTATCTCGTTACGATTAAAAACGTAATTGGGATTATCAGCAAAGGTTTGGCCTACCGAAGCCTTTAAGGCCTCATCAGACTGACCTGCAAGATTTTGACCTTGCGGCTTTTGCGGGCCCTCAACTTGACCTTGTTTCGCATCTTGATCCTGCTGAGATATGGGGCCGGTAATCTTGTTGATTTGAGCGTCAATATTGCTACTGGCAGCGTCCTGATTGGAGCTACTGGACGAGCTAGAGCTACTAGATGAACTACCCCCCTGATCAGCACCACTTGCTTGGGACAATGCGCTGCTAGAGTCTGATGAATCGCTCCCAGGAAGACCGCCCCCAGGCTTGTCTTGGCCCGTGGTTTTTACCTCTTTTGGCTTCTCAATCCACGGGTAATCACTGGTATCAAATTCGCTTGCGCCATAGTCCATGGTCCATGGAATGTCGCCGCCAGGGCTCACAACATCTTCGAACTCCCGATAAGGCGTAAAGGGCCGATCGGCCGTCTTGGTGAGGTCAAATTCGTTGTAACGCGTAAACGGCTTATCAAGGCTTGTGGACGATACGGTTAAGCTTTGCTGCGACTGAGGGGAAAGGTTTATATATAAAGGACCCCTTAGCGCCTCCTCAATTCTTAATTTGTCATCAATTGGCAGGTCATTAAACGCACCAAGATCTATAGGCTTGCCAATCGAAGGATCGTTGCTGCCAAGAATTAAACCAAGGGCATGAATTCCGGCTGAACCCATCGCAGCAAGAAGACGTTGGCCCGCAGGAGTTTCCGCAAACTGCCCAAGAAGTCTTCCTCCAACCTGGAGTGCTGGGCCTAAATAAGCCACTTGCTCACCAGACTCAGGTATGGCGGAAAGGTCTAAACCACTTGCATCTGCAATTGATTGGGATATGCCAAGCGACATATCGGGCTTGGTGTCGGGCACAACCGACAGGCCGCCCGTAACAGAATCGTTCCCAAGACCGCCGGTGACCGTGCTTAATTGAGTCCCAGGACCGCCGGTGACGTTGTACTCGTCAATAACGCCTCTATTTCCAGAAAACCCGGCAAGACTGGTCAAGGCACCCATCGGATTACCTTGAATAGCGGAAACCCCGGCGTTCGCTAACTTGAGCGCGTCAGCTTTGGACATGCCCGTCTCGGAAGCAATCTGACCGGCGGCATAATCAACGCCGCCAGCAACCAAAAGCTTGCTAGGGTCTATTTTCCCAGTACTTACAAGCTGATTAACAGCATTGCTACCAACGGCCTGCAAATCGGCTGGAAGCATAGAGCTAATCGTTGGCCCCAGGTATGCAGCCCCGCCCGACTTAACGGCGTCTTTAAGGGCCTCGATCGGCGTATTACCCATTACCAAGCTATTAGCAAAGCCAAGGGCGCTTGAGCCAATTGCCGCCGCTGTCAATCCGGTTGCCGCACCGCCTGTAAGGGCAGACCCAAGAGCGGCTGGGCCGCCCATACCAAGAGACAGCATGGTCAAACCGAAGGCTATGCTCCCCCGGTCTGATGTATCTACCGCAGTCGTGCTGATAACTGGCTTTCCGCTGGATAGGTCAACGGTATACGTCGTCTTGCCTTGACCGGTCGCCGTCTCGCCGACCTTAATATTTCCGCGGTTTGTATTGAGAATTCTTCCGTCGGCAAGCTGATACTGCTGCATACCGCGACCGTAAGTACCCAGTAATTTTGCGCCCTCAAGCTGCTTTAAGTCTGTAATTCCTTCGTTTAGCAGTCCCCTGGAAATATCAAGCAAAACTTGGTCGCCAACAGTGAAGGGCTTATCCTCGCCAAAGAATTTTTGAGCTTGGTCGTAATCAAATCCAATACTCTGACCGGTTCCAACGCCATACACGCCACCAGTAGACTTAGGGTCAAAATTGGAAACAATTTGACCGGCAAGGTTTTTTAGCTGGTTGGCGTTAAATTGATTACCCTGGTAATCAGTAAGCATTAGGCTGCTTAAGTCGTTACCAGCGCCGCCCGTCAGGGTGTCCGCGCCACCGGTTACCGTATCAGACCCAGCAGGTATCGAGGCCGCTCCAAGACCGCCAACGACCGTATCGTTACCAAGTGCGCCAGTGGTAACTGTTGGCGAAGTAACGCTAGCTAGTCCGCCAACAGGATAATAATCAGCAAACGACCTTCCCGTAGCACGCTGAATATCCGCATCCGAAACGCCATACTGCTGCATGGCTGATCGAGCAGCCTCCTCAGTGGGCGAGGCTGCAAAAAAGTCCTGGATGTTCTTGTTCATTGCATCCAGGCCGATACCACCTTCGCCTGTTGCGTATTGGTAGGCAGTTGAGTAATCGGGCTGCGAAGCGGCGTTAAGACCACCGGAGGCTGCGTAATCTTGGTAGCTGGGCTGGACCGCGGTTTCCAGAGGGCCCGAGTTGATCATGTCGGTATACGAGATCGGACCCTTGCTCCCAAGGGCCGTATCAAGATCAATCCCGTAATTTTGCTTTGCAGCATTTACGAGCGTATCGTGGCTATAACCCTGGCCAATGAGGTCGTTGTATAACGTATTCAGTGCTTCAGGGGTTATCGATAAACTGGATGCCATTTAGTTCACCGCGTTATTAAAGGCGAAGGCCCAATCTTGCCACCGGTCGAACCCGTGCGGGGTCGGTACACCGTAGTTTGCAAACAAAGCGATCGAGCAAATTGAAAGCGCAAAATCCTTCCAGTTCTCTTCGGGTACCGGCCACATAAGCTGCTGGGCCTCGTACTTTTCCGCGATGAGCGCGTTCCAGTAGGACCATTCCATATTGCGTGGATCGTAGATCTGCGTCATGGCGTGTAACCCCGAACGTCGCCCATATCCAGGGATAAGAGGATGCGGCCCATTTGGTAGTCCCCGCCGACGACGTTGGACTCGAACTTAAGCCTTATTTCACGGCGTTGCTCTTTTAAGTCGATCTTGGTCGTATTGGAGTCGAACGTATAAGGTCCGGTCGTCACGTCGGGAGCCTGCGCGTAGGGACGGCCAATGATGTACATGGTCATCTCTTGATCTTGCAAGAAATCAGGCTCCACGCGCTCTAGGCGAGACCAGAAATTGTCCCCGATAGGGACCTCCTGCGCAGGGTTGCCAGTAACCCAGGACAGGTCGTGCGTCGTGAAATAAGAGTCAATGGCCGAGACCGATGCACCATCAACGAGGTCCACGCCTGTCTCGTGCTGCCATAGGTTGACATACCCGCCGCCAATATCCTGAGTGCCGCCAGCAACCGGGAAGCGGAAAACCTGGGAGAAATAACCCGAGGAGCGCTGGGCGTGAATACTTTGGCCTGCGTCGTACCAAGTCTTTTCCCGGACGTTGTAAATAATCGCGTCGGTACACTCGGTGGCCGTTCCGCGTGGATAGAACCACCAGATTTCGCCGAAGCGCGGCACTTTCCAGGCCCAGACCTTTTGCCGCTGGGTATAGTTCAAATTGTCAAAGAACCAGTTTTGGTTCATCGGGTTCGGGATCTCCTGAACGACCCCGTTGTACATCAGGAAGCGATCAACGCCGCACCAGTAATAGATCCCGTCGTATTCGATAACGCCCGAAGACGATAGGATCGAAGACTGCGAGGTAATAATGTCGTAGCGCCAGTAATCGGGGGCCCCGATATATGAAACCCGTATAAGGGAATCTAGCGACCAGAATAATCCCGATGGCGCATTGGTCCCGCCTCGCACTGGGAGACCTTTAACGATCTTTCCTGTAGCTACATTGACCTCGTTGGCATCAGCCGAATTCCAGTCCAGGGGGTTGCCCTTGGAATTGTTCTTGATCAGGCCCGAATTACCGTAAACGAAGATGTAAGGGTGCAGTGCAACAACGCCGCCGGACACTGAAATCACTTCGCCTGTTGGGTCAGGTCCGCTAACGTCCCGCATTTCAGTTAAAACCGAGCCGTTGATGGGCCCAAAAAGCACGGGCGTATTCGTTGTAGCGTCAACCTGCGCCAAATTCTGCCCAGGATGCACTAAAAGCTGGTTAACGCCGCCCTGAGCATCGTAAGAGGCGTCGAATTGGTAAAGATTAAGGGCGTTTGGCGTAAAAACCGACGAAATAGTTGCTACTTGGATGCTAAAAGGGGTCGTAACCGTCCCGCCGAGGTTAGTTGCGCTCGCAGAAAGCACATTACCCACCGTATAACCGACACCGGATTGCGTATAGGCGACGGTAATTGTCGAAACGGAGACCTTAAACCCCGATCCGGTCCCGCCAATATTGGCAGTAGTCGCCGAAAGCACGTCGCCAGGACTATATCCAGCACCCAGATCCGTTAAGGACACGGTTGTAACCACCCCGCCCGCAACCGTAATGGTTGCAATTGCGCCAAACCCAAGGCCGCCAGTAAGCGGAACATCGGTATAAACGCCATTCGTGTAGCCAGCACCGCCCGTAATCGCACCAAGGGTCAAAATCGGGCCCGCCGTGGTAATAACGACCGACGTTACTGACCCGCCGGTTATGGTGATGTTGCAATAAAGGCCAGTGCCGGTGCCGCCCGTCATGGGAACACCGTTATAAACCCCGTTCGTATAGCCCGTACCGGCCACAAGCGTTCCGAGAGTTAGTGCCGGACCGGTAAAGGTAAAGTCGGTAACCCCTGAGCCTACGCCGTAGTTATCAACGCCAATAACCTGAATGCCCGAATCGTAGGACGAAAAGATATTGTTGATCCCGTTGTTTGAATCGACAAACATCCCTCGAGTAGGTCCATTGATCTGATCGGAAATCTTGCGCACCCCCAGGATCTTTCTGGGCCTGCCACGCTGAAACCTAACCCAAAGGCCGTCGGAATACTGATCGCCGTCCAATACCGTACCGTCCCGGCGAATTCCAGGCTGCGTATTGATCGTAATAACTTTTTCGGTCATGTAAACACCCCACCGGAAATACCGCCGGTAAAGGTTCCGGAGCCCTGAATAGTCAGGCCCGAAGCTTCTAAAAGCATGCGGTTAAACCCAAGAATCCCCCAGGCTATCTGCCCAGCACTTGGACGGTACATGCCTGTACTAGTTTCGGAGGCGAAGCTAAGCGAAGGCGATGCAAGTGAGCCGTTGAGCAAGGTAATCGCCAAGGCCCCTGTAACGACCGTGGTGGCGTTAAAAAGGTTGGTGGCATCGCATACTAGGGTCGCCTGCTGTCCGCTCGTTAGCGTGGCGTTTGCGCCCCCTACGACCCCTGTCGTGAAGGTAACGGGGAATCCAGTCGCCTCGTTGATGATGAAGTAGACCTGCACCGCGGCAGGGACCTGGATGGTCACCGGTCCGGTAAGCGTGCCGGTAACCTTGATGACCGTGTTTTGTGCCTGGGCAGGCGTTAAGACAACCGTGCCGGAGGTAACCGGAAGGACCAGTTGCGAGTAGGCAAAATTGCTCTGCTGGCCAAAGCCTACGGTAAAGAATGCACTGCCAGAGCAGCATATAAAAGCCGAGTCGCCGATCTGCATGGACAGCGAGGCGCTGCCGTTGATAAGGTTTCCGCCTGTCGTGGCAATCGTTAAAAGGCCCGATCCGCCGTTGCGGACCATAACGAACCAATCGTTGCCAAGCGTGGCTGCACTACTTAAGGTTAGGGTACCAACCCCGCCGGTCCACACAAGTGCCGAGGCCCTCGAGGTTGCCGTAACCGCGCCAGACGAGGAGGTCGTAACAACGGGATGCGATTGGTTAAGGGTCGTTGTAATGGCTTTAAGGCCGTATCCAGCAAGCGCGGAAGCACTGGCTGAACTTGCACCCGAGCCGAACGAAACAACGCCCCAGGAGCCTGCAATCGACGTGTTGTTGGTAACGTAAATGTACTGGGACTCGCCAGCAGCAACCGTAACGATCGTGCCCCCGGCGCTGTCCTTAACCGTAAAGTCAAGGGCACCCGTGTTAACAAAAAGCGCATCGGTACCGACCGAGGTCTCGTTGGCGGCAGGCATAAAAACGCTGCGGCTCGATACGGTCGCGTCAACCTCCATGATCCTGGCTGCGTAATTACCGGCAGGACTGCCATCAAGTGGCCAGAAAAGGATCAGGTCGGCCGAGATCTGAAAGCTGTTATAGCTAACATCCGTCGGCTGGATAATGTCCCCAGTGAAGACGTTGACGTAGGAGGTCATACTTCTTGCACCGTAGCCGAACGATCGATCGTCCGGGTATCGTTCTCGAGCTTAAGGGTCTGAATGGCGCGGTCATACAAGGACTGCCAAAGCTGTACCCGAGAGTCGTTCTTCAGGAAGGGCATGGCCTGCAAGAGGGTGCCGTAGAGCATGGCCTGGGGCGCGTTGATCGTGAACCAGTTGGTCTGGTTCGTTGCGTCTAGCGGCTGGATCTTCTCGTAGTAAAGGACCTCAAACGCATAAGCAGCATCAGGCGTTGGCGCAATGAGCCAGTTGTCGAAGTCGTAGTCGGCATAAAAAAGCGGCTCGTCTTCGGTTGTTGGGTTGGGCCAGTAGTTGCGTAGGTACTCATACTTTCTCAAAAGCAGGGGTTTGCGTTCGCCCGCGACCGTAATGTTGAAGGAGGTTGTCTTCCTCCAGCGCGTAGGCTTAGCAATAACGGGATTGCCTTGGACCATGTTAGCCGTGACGGTTTCCTGCTGGCCAAGGATCTTTAGCTCGTCCGAGATGATCGACTCGGCCAAGTTGATGAAAGACGGGATCTGATTGATCGTCTGCGCGTCCGAGCGTTCGAGGTAGAGCGTTACATCCGCTACCAGGGACGCATATGTCATGGTTACAGCCATTATCGGTACCTTGCAGTTTTCTCGCGGATCTTCGAGGGTTGGGCAACGAATTGTTTCCCGGACTTGGTACCCTCACGCTTAGCGCGTGTGGTGGCTGCATACTCGGCAGGCGAAAGCGCCTCTCGCGCTCTCCGGGGCAGGTACCGTTCACCGGTGGCCTTAGGCCCTTGCGTGGATGGCTTACCGGATTTTGTACCCCAATCCTCGCTCGTCCACTTTGAGAGCGAATTATCCGCCTTTTTAGGCCCTTTGTAACCCCCACCCGAGGCTTTGTACTTTTGGGTTGCCAATTGGGCTTTACGGGCGCTCCATTGGCCTGGATCACCGCCTTTACCGGAGGCCTTTACGGACGCGACGATGCGCTTCCACTTGGCCGGATCTGACTTGGTCGCTGAACTCATCGCATTAACGCGGCCTCAGCCGCCCTCCTACGGGTTAGTCCTGGCAAAACCCTGCCAGCGGCTTTATTCCATTTCAGACACTCATCCGCGGCACCGTCCCAGTTATCGGCATCGATGCGCTTTTTGAAGGTGCTCACCCTGTAGTTACCAAGACCACAGTTGTAAGCCCAGCTTGTAACCGCTGCCATGCGCCTTGGGATTGCTTTTGACAGGCTGGGCGACATCTTGAGCAAACCCCGCACGAAATACTCGACGTGGTGGTCGAGGGCGTCCTCGCACTGCTCGAGCGTCCAGATAGTCCCAGGATTGATTTCCGGGCCCGTAGCGCCCCATCCTATAGTCCAAGGATGGCCACGAGTCCCAGGGTCTGGATAGGCCGTTACACGGCCATCAGGCAAACGCTTTGCCAGCCCTTCAAAGGGCTTGATCAGTACATCCTTGCAAAGCTTTTTAGCCTCATTCACCGGATTTCTCTTTGATCAGTCGATTGACGTGCTCCCACAGCGCGTGGATCTGCCTGTCGTGGTCCTTCTCGAGGTAATCAAGCCGCGTCTTGATGGTCACGGCATAAACGGCCACGCCAACAAGCGCAACCCCCAAGAACCAAACCCTTGCGAGGGAATCGATTAAGGCTTCCACAGCTATCCACCTTTGTTGTACTTCTCAATCGATCGTCCTACAAACCAGAACGTAAGCATCATGTTCAGCATGGCAAAATCGTCCTCGTCGTAGCTCTTGGTTAAGACTTCGGCCCAGTTTGCATTGGTCTGGAAGGCAATCGTTAAACCAGCAGCTTTGACAGCCACATATACGCCAAATGCAATCCAAGTAAGACCGGGGCGGGTAATAGCAGTGATAAAAGAAGC